CCGCCTCGTCGCGAAAAGCAGATCACGATGCCGAAGATCACTAGCGGTGCGAGGTACGAGAGAACGCCGGTCCTAGCGAGGATCGACACTATCTCTAGCTCGCCGTGTGACGGGTATTTCCGCGAACTGGAGATGACAATTGATCACGCTCAAGGGTGCAACCGAATGGTTGAAGTACCCAAGACGTGGGACAAGAATCGTCTCGTATTTGCAGAGAGATCTCCTAACATGAACCTTCAACAACTCCTCAGGGAGTGGTTAGAAGTCCGCTGTACCGAGTCTAAGCTTGGTCCGAAGTACATCAGCTTTGACGACCAGACGAAGCAGCACGACAGGCTTGCTTTGAGCGGAAGCTCGAGCATCGACCTTAGTGACGCATCCGACCGTCTGAAAAGCTCGGTGATCTACTTCTTCCTTGCAAAGTACCCGGTTCTTCGTTCTGCACTGTTCTCCGCGAGGAGCACGAGGTGTGGCGACGAAGTTATCCGGTGTTACGGTACCATGGGCAACGCAACGACGTTCACGATTATGACGATCTTTCTAGCGTGCTTAGCACGCCTAGCTGATCTGATGGTCGCAGAGCGCTCCGTTGAAAGGGTGGCCACAAGCACGGTTTTTGGCGACGACATCATCACTGATAGTCGCACAGCCGGGACCGTACTCTACTATCTTCGTCGTGTTGGCCTCGTCCCATCGCTGGGAAAGACCTTCATCGATAAGGATTTTAAAGAGTCTTGTGGGGTGGACCTCTACCGTGAGGTAGATGTGACACCTGTCTACGCGAAGGCGTTAGACGTCGCTTCGCGTGAGGACTACGCTTCTGTTGTGTCGTTGAGCAACGCCTTTTATCGGCGCGGCCTCTGGCGCACAGCAAGTTTTGTAGCGGGATTACTCCCAACCTCAACTGTCAACGTGGATGAGCTTTCCTTATTCTCCTTTGTGAGTGTGTGGAGAGTGGCAACTGGCGACAGCCAGATGTCGTCCTATTGGCATCGTGACCACCAAAAGTGGCTCACGCTACCACCGGATCGTCCTGCTAAGAGTAGACGCCGAGACTCACGCCTCGACCTTCAATACTCTTTAGCCAGACAGGCGCGGATTATCGAGCAACGCTAGCTCGGGTCGCCCAAGAGGGCGAGGCTGTTCTCAGCCACAAGGGGGGCCACACACTACTGTGTGGGTAAGTGCCAGCGTCGATAATATCGACGATGGAGCGTTATGCTACTCGCTCTCTTAACCACGAGAGCGGGCCACGTTTTGTGCTGGCGGTTCTTCCGCCGGCGGGTCGGAGGATGGGTCTTCACCTTATCCTCCTCCCTCGGGGCGTTGGCGGCTTCCGCCGCTTCCGTTC